CATGGAATTGCTAAAGGAGAACATTATGGAAAAAGTAAACAAAATTATCGAATGGGTAAAAAACTACGATAGTTGGGGAAAGAAAGATTACATCAAAGCTGGTGTAATTGTAGTAATTGTTCTAGCTGTTATTATTAGTATCTTTAGCTAAAATGCTATTAGATAAAAAAGATAGCAAAGAACTAACAGATAAACAAAGAACATTCTTATCTGTTTTATTTTCAGAAGCAGATGGAGATCCTAGAAAAGCTGCAGAGCTTGCAGGATATGCCCCAACATCCTACCCAAGAGTTGTACAAGGATTAAAAGATGAAATTATTGAAAGGGCTGAATCAGTTTTGGCAGCACACTCTCCACAAGCTGCACTTGGTATTAGTCGTGCTCTTACTGACGATGGATCTATTCCTGGTGCTAATATTAGAATGGAAGCTGCGAAGCAAATATTGGATCGAGTCGGTTTGGTTAAAAAAGAAAAAATAGATGTTAATGCAAAAGTTGCTCATGGCATATTTGTGTTACCCGCAAAAGAAGCATGAGTCTAGGATTAAAAAAAAGAGTTTCACGAACCATCCCTTTTGGTTATAAAGTTAACGAAGAGGATGATAAATTATTAGAGCCAATCCAAGAGGAACTTGAAGCTATAGAACAAGCAAAACAATATATTAAAAGTTGTTCCTATCGAGAAGTTGCAGGATGGATGGAAAGAAAAACAGGCAGATATATTTCTGCTCCAGGTTTAAGAAAGGTGCTGGCAAGAAGTGAATGATATATTACCGCCTAAACCTAAAAAGAAAAAAACTATAGCTAAAGCAAAAAGATCAGCTAAAGCTAGCATTAGTGATATAGCAAGACAAGTACAAAAAGCAAAAGATGATTATCACAATGCACAAAAAAAATTAAAAAATAAAAAAGCAGCACTTAAAAAAGCTGATGATTTAATAGATGGTAAGCAAGGTTTAGTTATTGAAGATGAACTAGATACTATACCACCAAATGTAAAAGAAGCAGTACAAGAACAAGAAGTTATATTTGAACCGAATGAAGGTCCACAAACACAATTTTTAGCTGCATCAGAACGAGAAGTATTTTATGGTGGTGCACGAGGCGGAGGTAAATCATATGCAATGCTTATTGATCCACTTCGTTACTGTGATAAGGCAAAACATAGATGTCTACTATTAAGACGTTCAATGCCAGAGTTAAGAGATTTAATTAATCACTCACAACAATTATATCCTAAAGCATATCCTGGTGCTAAATGGAGAGAGCAAGAGAAAGAATGGAGATTTCCATCAGGAGCAAAAATAGAATTTGGATATGCTGAAAATACTACTGACGTACTTCGATATCAAGGTCAGTCTTATACATGGATTGGAATCGATGAGTTACCACAATATCCCAATCCAGATATATATAATTTTTTAAGGTCTTCTCTTAGATCAGTAGATCCTGAAATACCAGTATACATGAGAGCTACTGGCAATCCAGGAAACGTAGGATCAACGTGGGTAAAAGAAATGTTTGTTGACCCTGCTGTACCAAATAATAAATTTGATATAGAAATTGAAACGCCAGTAGGCGTAAGAAAAATATCAAGAAGATTTATACCAGCTAAGTTACAAGATAATCCTTACTTAATGCAAACCGAGGATTATTATATTATGCTGGCATCATTGCCAGAAACTCAAAGAAAACAGTTTTTAGATGGTGATTGGGGAGCATATGAAGACGCTGCATTTCCAGACTTTAGTAAAGACTTACATGTAGTAGAGCCATTTGAGATACCTAATAACTGGCATAAGTTTAGAGCATGTGACTGGGGCTATTCATCACCAGCTTGTGTGCTATGGTTTGCAATAGATTTTGATAACAACTTATATATTTATAGAGAACTATATACTAAAAAAGTTGTAGCAGATGAATTTGCCTATCAAGTATTAGCCTTAGAGCAAAATGAATATATACGATATGGTGTGTTAGATTCTAGCACCTGGGCAAGAAGAGGGGATGTTGGTCCGAGTATTGCAGAAACAATGATAACTGCAGGATGCAGATGGCGACCTTCTGATAGATCACCTAAAAGTAGAATCAATGGGAAATTAGAAATACATAGACGACTGTCGGCTAACGCAGAAACAGGCCAGCCTTCACTGTATGTTTTTAATAATTGTCTAAATCTTATTAGAACACTACCTCTGTTACCGTGTGATAAAAACAACCCAGAAGATGTAGACACCCATGCAGAAGATCATGCATATGATGCGTTACGCTATGGATGTATGTCACGCCCCATTAATCCTCATGGAAATGGCCTTTCGTCATTCTCTCAAACCCAAGGTTATAAACCTGCAGATACAATGTTTGGATACTAATGGATATAAATAATAAAAAATTAATTGTTGGTTTTTCTGAAATTACAATTAAAGAAGAAAACGCAAGTTTTAAAAAAGATAATTTAACAGATTGTTATGGTCAGTTTTTACAACGTGAAAACTCCATACAAATTAATTCTAATTTAGAAATTCATGATAAATTAAATACAGTACTTCATGAAATTCTACATTCATGTGTATATGTTAGTGGCCTTAATCAAAAAGGAGCACCTTTAGAAGAGGACAGTTCAGAAGAGATTGTGGTAAATAATTTAACTAATGTATTCCATACCGTCTTACGAGACAACCCATGGCTTGTTAAATTTATTAATGAGTCTATACCTAAAACAAAAACTAAGGAGAAATAAATGCCAAACATAATGCAAAAATATAAACAAGGTGATTTAGATGAAAATAATTCAGGTTACGGAAACTCTGCTAAAACATCTAATCCAGCTGATAATATGCCAGCTGTTGAAGAAGGTGGAAAAAACGAAGATGCACCTAAAGTAAAATCTAATATGGTTGACAATAGTGTGTTTTCAAAAGCAGACGAAAGAGACTATTAATCCAATAAGGATATATAATGGATACTACAGATAACACAGTAGCATTAGATGATGAGTCTAATGAACAACAACCTTTAACTGACTTTAGTAATCTAGCAGGATATATAAAAGAAAAATTTATACGTTCTGAAGATTCTAGATTATTTGATGAAAGTCGTTGGTTAAGAGCCTATAGAAACTATAGAGGTATATATGGTTCTGAAATGTCATTTACTGAAAGAGAAAAATCTAGAGTATTTGTTAAAATAACTAAAACAAAAGTACTAGCTGCTTTTGGTCAACTTATAGAAGTACTATTTGCTAATGCAAAGTTTCCACTTGGTATTACACCAACAAAACTTCCAGATGGTATATCTGAGTACGCCTATGTAGATGATGAAGAACAAGAAGCTGCACAACCAGAACAACCTAGTCCTTATGGATTTCCTGGAGATGGTGGTGAATTTGAACCAGGTAAAACAGTAGAAGATATATTAGGAGGATTGGCAAAAGATTTTGAAGGTCTAAATATTAAAGAAGGACCTTCTCCTGATCCTACTAAAAAAGTACAATTATCTCCTGCAAAAGAAGCAGCTGCAAATATGGAAAAGTTAATCCATGATCAGTTAGAAGATACTTCTGCAATAACAGTTTTAAGGCATTGTTTATTTGAAATGGCTTTACTAGGAACTGGAATTATTAAAGGTCCTTTTAATTACGAAAAAACAAAACATAAATGGGAAAAAGGTGATGAAGGTGAAATGGAATATGCACCAGAATCAAAACTTGTACCTAAAATAGAAGCAGTAAGTTGTTGGGATTTTTATCCAGATCCAGATGCAACATCAATTGATGATTGTGAGTACGCAATACAAAGGCATACATTAAGTAGGACTCAATTAAGAGATTTAAAAAATAGACCATTTTTTAGAAAAAATTCAATTGCTGATTGTTTATCAATGGGGCCAAACTATCAAGCTAGAGGTTTTGAAACTGCATTACTTGATAGAGAAAATGTAGATGATCTAGATAAAAATAGATTTGAAGTTTTAGAGTATTGGGGATTAATGGATAAAAAACTAGCTAAAGAAGCTGGTTTAGAATTAGAAGATGAAATTGAGGATATAGATGAATTAGAAGAAGTTCAAATAAATGCATGGATATGTAATGGAAAAATATTAAGATTAGTACTAAATCCATTTACTCCTGAAAGAATACCATTTCATGTAGCACCATATGAAATAAATCCATATCAATTTTTTGGTGTAGGACTACCAGAAAATATGGAAGATGCACAAATGGTAATGAATGGTCATGCAAGAATGGCTATTGATAATTTAGCATTAGCAGGAAACTTAGTGTTTGATATAGATGAAACACAATTAGTTCCAGGACAAGACATGAGTATATATCCTGGTAAAATATTTAGACGACAATCTGGTGTAACAGGAACTGCAATTAATGGATTAAAGTTTCCTAATACATCGTTTGAAAATTTACAGATGTTTGATAAATTTAGACAACTAGCAGATGAAGCAACTGGAATACCTTCATACTCTCATGGAGCAACTGGTGTACAATCTACTACAAGAACTGCTGCAGGTATGTCTATGTTAATGGGAGCATCTGCTTTGAGTATAAAAACAGTTATAAAAAATATAGACGATTATTTATTACGACCCCTTGGTGAAGCACTATTCTCTTGGAATATGCAATTTAATGCAAGCATTCCAGATATACAAGGAGACTTAGATGTAAAAGCAATGGGAACATCTTCATTAATGCAAAAAGAAGTTCGTTCTCAAAGACTAATGACATTTATGCAAACTGCAAACAATCCAAATATTGCACCGTTTGTTAGATGGCATTCAGTACTCACAGAGATAGCTAAATCTTTAGATATAGATCCAGAAGATCTAATTAATGATCCAGAGAAAGCTGCAATTTTTGCAAAAATAATGGGGATGACAAATGGAAATAAACAAAATGAAGGCGATGGTGAACAATCACCAGGCATGGGAGCTGCTGGAGGAGTACCTGCAGGAGCAAATCCAACTGATACAACAGGAGCTGGAGGTGGCAACATCGGAGTTGGAGGTGTACCGCAACCAGGGGAAACTAACTTCGCTCAGGAGGCTTCTGTCGCTCAAGCACCAACTAAACAATAAAGAAAACAAAAAAAGTAAGGGTTATTTTAAATAATGGCAACAATAACATCATCAAAACCAGGAGAAATAGGAGGTACTTCAGTCCTTTCTAAACGTAGTCCAACGTATAGGTTAGTGTTAAAGGTAGATCCTACAACAGGCCAATATAAATACGAATATGAAATAAATGAAGCACCTAAAGTTAGTGATATTATCCCTAATCAAATAGCACCTATAGACCCTATTGATGATTCAGTACCTAAAGATCCATCAGATCCTAAAGTTGAAACAAGCTTTGAACAAACTAAAAAAGCACTGGCTGGTGGCGGTGAAGGCAGAGGAAGAGATCGTGGAGCAGGAACTGTGTCTGCAGAAGATCAAGGATATGGATATTCTGGAACTCCAGGTGAAGGAGGATCAGGAACATTTCAAAATCCAAAATTTGGAAATAAAGGAGATGTGTTTACTCCAGGACCAGGAATAGGAAAAGCATATGATCAATACGGTAGATTAAGAAACATTGGAATATCTAATGATCTTGGATTAAATTTATATGATAAAGCATACCCAGTAGCTAAAGCTGCTAAAGATTATGTAAGTACTGGGGGTATAGTGGGGCTTGTAAAAAAAGGAGTAGATTCTTTATTTGGAGAAAAAAAAGAAAAGACAACTTCTGGACAAGGAACACCATCAGATATACCAGCTGAAGATAGATTTAAAAGTTTTGAAAAGACTAAAGAAGATTTAGGAGGAACTGCAGATCTAGGATCTACAAGAGGATTATTTAGTGATTTAACAGCTGCTAGAAATAACATAGACAATCAAATAGCAGAATTAGAAGAAGATAATAAAAGTCCTTTTGCACCTAGAACTTTTAATGAAAATAAAATTAAAGACTTGCAAGAACAAAGAAAATCTTTAGGAGAAAGACTTTCAACGCAAGCTACTACAGATGCTGGCATACAAGATGTAACTGAGCAAATGAAAAGTTTAGGATTAAAATTTAAAGGACAACCTATAAATGTTGCAATGTCTGAAATAGATACTCAAAAAGCAAAAAATACGTTACAAGATCAAGGCTTACAATATACAGGACAAAGTTTTGAAGAGGCACAAAAAGATGTGCAAAAAGATATAAGAGAAAAGTTTGAAAAAAAACAAATAAAAGATAAAGAAGCTAAAGAAGTATCTGATACTTTATCTTTTGATGCACAAAAAACTTATAAAGATTTAAAAGATAAAGGGTTTAGTCATAATGATGCTATGGATAGATCTGAAAATACTGATAAAGTAAAAAATATGGGATCTATTGGTACAGGCTATGATTCAAAAACAGGAACTTATGGAGGAACTTTAAAAGATAGCAAAGGAAATGATGTAAAAACTAAAGACAATAGAAGTCAAGATGATAAAGATAGAACACAAAGAACAGGTTCTGGATTTAAATCAGATAAAGAAAAAGATACATCAACTGGAAAATTTAGCGGTGGCGGTGGCAGTGATAGTGGTAGCAGTGATAGTAAAGGTGATAAAAATACAGGCAGTAAAGATAAAAATAAAGGCTCTGATAAAGGAACTATGGGAGATGATCAAAGACAATCAGGTGGTAGCACTGGCGGTGGAGGTGGTGGAGGTAGAGTAATCTGCACAGAACTATATCGTCAAGGGTTTATGACTAAAGAAGATTGGGTATTAGATCTTTGGTATACCCAAAATTATTTAAGTAGAAGGCATATTATAGGTTATTGGTATTACGCAATACCTATGGTTAAAATTATGAGAAAAAATAAATTAATTACTAATATATGGAAGCATATAGCTATTAATAGAACACAAGATATTAAATGGAGACTTAATAAAGGTAAGTTTAATTTATTAGGTAGAGTTTACAGTATAGCACTTGAAACAACTGCAAATATATTAGGATATTTTGTAGAAGAAAAAGATTATAAAATTTTATATAAAGGAGAAAGATAATGGCAGTAGATCCATTAATGGCTAACCCCCAACAAACACCAATGCAAGGTAGTAAACAACCTCAGCCAATAAATATTAACCCACAAGAATTTCAAAATGCTATGCAAAACTTAACTCCGCAAGCTATGCAGGCTTTAGATATGCACTTAACTCCAGCTGTTAAACAAGCATTAGGAGAATTATTAGGCTCTGAAGTAGCGGCAATGGTACAAGATATTGGTCCAGATCAACCCACAATAAGTTTACCTATATCTGTAATTGCATCTGCTTATCCTGCAGAAACTATAGAAGATTCTATTCAATTAATGGAAAACGATTTTAAATCTAAAGCAGGATCTGCACCACAAAATATTCCTGGACCACCACAAGGTGGACTAGGCGGAGCACCTATGGAAGCTCCACCAACTAACGTGCCACCTATGCAATAAAGTATAGCACACGAGGGCTACCCTTCCCCATAAGGCACCCAACTCAACTAAGGAGGATACTATGGTTGACGACACAAACGAAGATGTAATAGAAACAACTGAAGAGACTATACAAGAAACAGAAGAAGTTTCTCTTACACCTGAACAGGAACAAGTAGATGAAATACTTGATCCAACACCTTATCAAAACAAGTATAAAAGAGATCTCGATGATAAGGATACTGATACAGCTACCGAGCAACAGGACACCGAAGAAGAGGCTACTCCTGAAGAACGCCCTGTAACAGCCGAGGAAAAGGCTTTTAAGAAACGTTATGACGATCTTAAACGCCATTACGACAAAACTTTGAATAAGCATAAAACAGAAGTAACTAAACTTAAGACACAAGTTGAACAAAGTGCAAATAAAATACTGCCTCCAAAAGATCCAGCAGAGCTGGCAGAATGGAAAAAACAGTATCCAGATGTTTATGATGTGATTGAAACTATATCACTTCAACAAGCAGATGATCGTGCTAAACAACTTGAAGAAAAATTTCAGTTTTTACAGGAACAGCAATCGCAAATTTCTAAAGAAAAAGCTGAAGTTGAATTACTAAAAAGACATCCTGATTTTCAAGAGATCAGAGCTACTGACCAATTTCATGAATGGGCACAAGTTCAAGATCCAACAATTCAAGGATGGTTGTATGATAACACAGACAACGCTGATTTAGCTGCAAGAGCTATAGATCTTTATAAAATGGATGCTGGTATTACTTCTTCTAAAAAAAGTAAGCCTGCAGATGTAAAGAAAGAAGCTGCAAAAGCAATAACCAGTACTAAAAAAGGTAATCAAGTAAACGTAGCTGAAAAGAAAATTTGGAGTGTTAATGAAATTTCTAAGTTAAAACCTCATCAATTTGATAAACATGAAAAAGAAATAATGCAAGCTAGAAGAGAAGGTCGTATAAAAGCATAAACTAAAAACTTAACTTAAACGCTATAAAGGAGAATAATATGGCAATATCAAGATCAAGTGGGTATAACAACCTGCCAGGCGATAATTTCATACC